AGAAACAATCAATCCTGTTTGTGAAACATTGGGGCTTGTAGTTTTTCAAGCACCAAGAATTATAGATGGCAATGATGTTTTGTATACTAAGATATCTTTAGCAGATAATCCAAGTGAGTTTTTTGAGGGCGAATTAAGATTGCTATTACCTAGTGCAGATATGCAAAAGCTAGGTAGTGCAGTAACATACGCAAGAAGATACTCTCTTGTTACTATGTTTAATCTTGAGCAAGAGGATGATGATGGACAGTCAGCAAGTAAACATCCAACTGCTACACAGAAAAGAAACATACAAATCAACAAGGCTATGGATGGTTTAACAGAGGCACACAAAACCAAAGACATAGAAAAGGCAACACAGATTTGGGAGTGGGCAACGGACAACGGACACACCCAAGTGCAAGACAAACACATACAACTATTTGGAGAATGATATGAATATCAAACTAAGCAAACAACAACAAAGAGTAATAGACTTTGTTAAACATAATAACTATCACATCAATCCATTAGAGTCATGGAATAAATGTGGAGTCTATCGACTATCAGCAGTCATACATGAACTAAGAAAGAAAGGTTATGGCATTGATACATACGATAAGAAAGTACAAAACCAATATGGTGAAACTTGTACAGTCGGTGAATATTATTTTCAAGAATCAAAAGACTGGACTAATTTCAGAGAGGGGGTGCGTGATGCCAAAGCATGAACACATACATCCTAAAGAAGATATGGTGAAGTTTACTAGAGATTATCTAGTAGATGAAATACATAGACTTCAAAGAAAATGTCAGCGTTATGAAAAGAGATTGGAATACATTTGGAATGACGATACAATTTTAAATCTACAAAAAAGAATTTGGGAATTTGAAAAGAAAGAACTCAAAGATAAGTTGCAGATAATAAATAAAGACTCACCAAGTATTCGTCTACTGAAAGAATTAAAAAAGAAAGATATTACATATGGAACTATGGCTAAGAAATTAAAAGTTACTAAGTCAACAGTATCTAGGTGGGTAAAAGGTAAAGACCAAATACCACGAGGAAGAATACACGAAATTGGTGAACTGTATTTAGAACTTAGTGTATAGAAAGAAGTCAATTCAATGGAGGAAATGGGATTCGAACTGGCACTCAATCCCCTTTCCTAAAGCATTTGAAAATTTTATATACACAAATATATACACAAATATATACACAAAGGTAGTGTATAATAGATATTTAATCAAACAGTCATAGGAGGAAAATATGGCAGAGTACGACAACACAAACAGAGGTAGCATTTGGACTGCCAAGAGTAGGGAAACAGATAAGCACCCTCACTATACTGGAACAGCTAATGTAGAGGGTACTGAATATTGGGTATCAGCATGGGCAAAGGATAAAGATTCAAATCCTAAAGCACCTAACCTTACCTTTAGCTTTAGAGTTAAAGACAATCAAACATTCGAAGTGAGTGGACAGGCACAGACAGAGGATGATGATGAGAACTTACCTTTCTAATGGAAAGGAAATTCCTTGCTCGTTGTGGTAGAGGTAGCCCACAACGAGTGTACATTCTTGATGATGGAAGTGAGTGGACTATCCTCAAACTTCAAAGTTATCTTAACAAGAGATGGAAACGCAAAGACATAAGCCTACACCTAGTGAGAAGTAGACTACAAAAACATACAAATCCCGATAAGGTTTTTGCGAAACCAATAGTTACCAAACCAAGAACAATATTAACTAAAACAGATAAGGATATAAGCAGGGAAATGATGAACCTAGCTTTAAAAAACATATGAATAAAATTACTTGCCCTTGTTGTGGACATCAGTTTGATACTAAGTCTACAAAAAAAGCACCAACAGAAAAAGAAAAAGAAATGTTTGAAACCTTTAGGGTTAACTATAGAGGTAAGAAGCGTGGACTTGATACTGAATTAGATAACTTCATTAGACATAAAGACTGGCGACAGGTATTACCAAAGCTAGAGTCTATGCAAATTCAATGGGGTTGTGAATACAAATTCATACCACTCTTACAAACATTTATTAACCAACGCAGATGGGAAATGATAGAGGATGTTAAGCCCGATACTAGCCCATACGGAGAAGAATATAACTGGAGAAAATCATGAAGAACTCATTAGATGCAGAACGCCAAGTGATAGGTGGTATCTTATTAGACTGCAATAAACTAACACAAGTAAACTCAACAGGAATTAATGTCAATGACTTTAGTGATAAAAATCTAGGGCAACTGTTTAAGTATCTGTCTTGTATGCATGATGAGGCAGAACATATTGATGCCTTAACACTAAGGAACTGGATAGAAAGAGAAGATGAACATAGTGGGGAGTGGACTAGCTTTCAATTTCTATGTAACCTAATGGAAGAATGTGTTAGTGTTGCTAACATTGTTACCTATGCAACTCATATCCGTAATACTAGAATCAATAATGATATTGAAAAGCTAAAGAAAGATATCAGCTTTGATAATTATCAAGACACAGTAGATAATATTAATAGATTAGAGGCTCAACTTAAAGATGATGAGGAAGGCTCAATGGAAAATGTAATTAGTAAGACTGTTGATTACATACATGAGATGCACGAAAATGGAACTGGATTACCTACTGGTTTCGATTCTATTGATAGCCTTTTGGGGGGAATGAGAGGGGGTACATTGACAGTTATTGCAGGTAGACCTAGTATGGGTAAGAGTACACTAGCACTTAACATAGCAGACCATGTATCTAAGTCCAGGAATGTTCTGTTCTATTCATTAGAGATGCAACAAGTACAACTAATGATGAAGATGGTGGCTTGTGATACAGAGATTAACCTAAACAAAGTAGACAGGAACGAACTATCAGAGTCAGAGAACGATAGATTTTACACAGGGTTATCGAATAAACACAAGCAACACATGACAATATTAGACAAGGGTGGTGTAGCAGTTAGAGATATAGTATCTAAGGCTAGACAAATGAATGGTCAAACTGGACTGGACTTTATTGTGATTGACTACTTACAGATTATGAAGTACGATAAGAACAAAGAGATAAGTGAACTAGGATATATTACTAGAGAACTTAAATATCTCTCTAAGGAACTAGACATACCCATAATTCTACTTTCTCAATTGAGTCGTGGGGTAGAACAGAGGGAAAACAAACGCCCTCTTATGAGTGATTTACGCTCGTCTGGTGAGATTGAGCAAGATGCTGACTGTATTATTATGGTATATCGTGATGAATACTATAAGAAAGAGGAGTCAGAAGATAAAGGATTAGCCGAAATCATTGTTGCCAAGAATAGAATGGGGCAGATTGGGTGGGTTAAGTGTAAGTTTCAAGGTGAATATTCTAAGTTTTCAGACATGGAGTTAGATATATATGACAAGTAAATTGCAAAAAATATGTGAAGAAAATGATGTTCAATATGATGGGGCAATAAGTTTAGATGGTGAACAACTAGGTGATATGTCTATTCAGTTAATTGATGACATTGTTTATAATAAATTTCAATTCTATTACAAAGGCAAACCAGTTAAATTTAAAGATATAAAAATTACTGTGCATGGTGGGTTTGATGAGTAAAATCACAGAATCAGCAAGGGGTATGCCTTGCCAAGTAAGATTAGAGGGCTGTATGCCCGAAAATGAAACAGTAGTTTATGCTCATATGAATGGTGGTGGCATGGGAACTAAGGTATCAGACTTGTTTGGTATGTATGCCTGTTGTAATTGTCATGATATTATAGATGGTAGACGACAGTTAGAACCACCATTAGAGAGAGAGTGGCTTGAATTACAGGTAGCAAGAGCAGTATTTAAAACCCAAAAAATACTTTTAAGAGATAGTCTAATTAAGTTAAAATAGGGGTTCTTTTTTAATAAGGAGAAAAAGATGTTAGATAAGATAATGAAAGGTGCTGATGCCTCGATAGATATAGGCATTAAATTAATCAGCTTGTCAATTGTATTACAAATTATATTTGGTAGTAAGGTTGCATTTCTAACTGGAAATGTAATTGGTTCTGTACTGGATATTGTTTGGACTTTAGGCAATGCTGGATTAGCTGGTATCATAACAGCAATCATCATTTGGAGATTACTTGACAAAGATATTACAAAGGAGTTAAGCGAATGAAAGACATAGTTGACCAAGTGTTGAAAAATAAATCACTTACTGTGTTCCTTGCAGTTTGTGTCGTAGCCTTATTCTTTGGGTGGATAGGTGGTGGTGAAGTCTAGTAAGATTCACAACACCATAACGAATCCCTCGCATTATACTAAGGGTGAGATAGAGCCTATTGACTTTATCATTTCTCAAGATATGAACTTCTGTATCGGGAACGCCATTAAATATCTTGCGAGGTTTCGTTTTAAACATGAAGGTGAAGGACAGGTACAAGATTTAAGAAAGGCAATACAGTACATACAATTACAAATTGATAGTATGATTGATAAAGATATTAAATGAGCAATAAAAAACCACATCCTATAAAAAATAAACTGTTACATTCTGTTAGAAATGATAGAATATGGATGCCAAAAAAAGTTTTAAATAAAAAGAAACAACAAAAGAAAATAGGGTACAATGATTAGTAGAGTTATTCAAAAACATAAACCCAAAGAAGCAATATTTAAAAGTTTAGTACAGGATTATTTCAAAGAGAATCCCCTAACAGAAGAAGCAGTAGTAACTATCAAGAAGTCTACTCGCTCAGATGCCCAAAACAGACTTTACTTTCATTGGGTTAGCATATTAGCAAAGGAAATAGGTTACTCTAAAGAGGAGATGCACCTTATTCTAGCTGATAAATTCCTTCCTAAGATTGAATTCACTACTAAGAAGGGGAAACAAATTTCTCAAATACCCTCAACTACAGGGCTAGACATTGAGGAATTCATAGATTACATTTGCGAGATTGAAATGTTTTCGGGTGAGTGGGGCATCAAGCTACCACATAACCAAGACTATAAGATAGCAGTTTACAATGAGTATACAACATGAACAGGCACTAGATGAAATAAGAACAAACATCCAAGATGCCTTAGAATTGGCACGAGAACAAGACGAACCAAGAGATATGGAGATGAGATTTATACTCTCTTTATTAATAGAAAAGGTAGAGTCTTTAAGATATGAAATATACTCAGAGATTTAATATAAATCCTGTACCTGCTAGTCGACCAAGAGTTTCAAGATGGTCAACTTATTATCCAAAGAAGTACACTAAGTTTAAAAAAGATATGGAAGCACTAACAAGTGAGTTGGAAACAACTCCCTCTGAAAAGCTAGTTAGTGTTGAGTTAGAGTTTAGAATTATGATGCCAAAATCATTTTCTAAAAAGAAAAGACAAGGGTTAAATAACACATACTGTAGTAACAATTCAGATATTGATAACTATATCAAAGCAATATTAGATTCTTTGAATGGTGTGTTTTATATAGATGACAAACAAGTAGTAGAAATATTTGCTAGAAAGATATATGGTGATGAAGGCTACATACTTTACAAACAAAAGGAGATAGAAAACAATGACGAGGTTAGAACTATGTGAAGCGTTGGCAACAGATTATGCAAAAAAAGCATCAGTATTAAGTCTAAAATTTGAAGAGGCTTATCAGAGATACTTTAAGAGATGCGAGATACGAAGTTATGAAAATCTGTTACATCAATTTACAGTAGGTAATCTTGGTCAGAAGTTTAAAAAACAACAAAGAAGAAATGATGTGGAATATATAGAAACTAAATCAGATGATGATTGTGAAGATGGGGTGTGTAAATTATGAAGTTATATTATATTGGATTTTGTGTGTGGATTTTTTTAATTGTAGCTATGGCAACAGGGTGTAGTGAGTTTGAAACAAGGATGGAAATGATGAAGATATCTCAAAATGTACACTATTAGATTAAATAGATTCTCTTTACTGTTGTATAATATGCTTTATTTACTTGAGAATAACAATGAACGAAGCAACAGAACAGATTAATATTAAGATTAATAAAAGAGATTTAAAATTTATTGATGCGAAAGCTGAACGATATGGAATAAGTCGTTCATCTTTGCTAAAGATATTTGCTTTAAACGGAGAATTATCCGTAGCAAACTTGGATAGAGATAAACTTAGACTACCAGTAACATGATTTCTAGGGGGTTAATCCTTCTTTGAGTACATCAAAGCTACTATCATTCCCCCTAATTCATAAAGATGATGATAGTAGAAAGTTAATAACCATCTGTTAATATGGGTATGTACAATTAACAAAGGCGAAGGGTGAGATAACATCCTTTTTTGGCAAGTTTACCTGTACTTGTGCCGACAAACAGGTATCTAATCGTACTTCTTAGACCTCTTATATCTCTCATTGTAAGAAGGATGTTGTCTATCAAACTTTCCTAAGAAACTATCAAACATATTTCCTCTCATCCAGTCTGGCATCCAAGTTTCCTCATCTTCTGAGCCTTCAAACCTTTCATACCATCTACCAAACATATCTGATTTGTCAGCAGAACTGCCATCATCAAATGCTTTCTGGATTTTCTTCTGGTTTCCTGCACCTATTTCATGAGGTGGATTTTTATCATAGATATTAGCATACACAAACTTAATCTGTGCATCAGCACTATCTTCTTGGTCAGTATCTTCTAGGTATTTTAGATAAGATGAAAGGTGTCCACCAGTAAACTGGAATAAACCATATCCTTTCTGCTCTTTAGATGTGTTTTCTACCTGTTGATAGTCAAATGTACCACCAGTTTCTACATCTATATTACCTAGTAAGGCAGGTATTTCATCTTCCTCAAATCCTGCCCTCAGTAATGAGGCTCTAATATCCTCTATATCCATACTAGCCAAAGAGTTTCTTGATATCAGCAGACATAGAAGGAGTAGACAAATCTTCAAACTCGTCTTTATCCTCATCCTTAATCTTTTCATACTTCTGCTCTTCTGGATTCCAGACCATTGTAGGTTCTTTAACCCATGATGGCTTCTGACCATACATTTCCATAGCTTTATCATAACCCTCTTGTGTTTTCCAGAAGTCATCCTTCTCATCAACACTCATGTTACCACCATCATCAGCTTTAAAACCATTAGTTTTTTCACTAGGCTCTACATTTTCAGCGTATGCTCTACCTTCTTCTTGGTCAGCACCCATATATCTAGGTTCACCTTCAGGAGTTTCTTCAGGTGGCTTACCTTTCATAAAGTCTTTAGGGTCTGCGATTTGTTTTTCATCAACAATTTCTTCTTCACCCTCTGTAAATACTTTCTGTTCAACTATAGGAATACCAGTTTCTTCAAAATCTTCTATTGACATTTGATTAGTAATTTCGTACTGCTCATCTGTCAATTCCTCACCTGCATAAAGGGCTTGATAGATTTCTTCTTCTTCCTTTGTTCTCTTTCTTGTAGCACTAGAAACATTATCTTCACCCAAGTCTGGCTTGAGTTCCATTGCCTTACCCTTCTCTGCCATAAGGTTGCCATCAGCATCTCTATTACCAGTAAGCCCTCTGCTATCAGAAGCAGCCTTTGCAAAGTTCATTGCATTGCCTTTTTCTTCTTCTGCTTTTTCTACTTGGTCATCAGCCTGTAGTTGTTTTATCTCAGCTTTAGCAGATTCTATTTGAGCCTTTAACTCTGCTATTCTTACATCTCTTGGATGTGCCATATCTTTCTCCTATTTAATATTTTCCAGACTTATATATTGGGAAACCAGTTCCACCCAATACTGCTGCTTTGTTAGCTTCGCTTAATGAGTAGTCATCATCAACTATCATCCGTTTATATGGACTTACGGAAATGGGTAGTTTTCCTGTCATCCATGACATAAGGTCTTTTGGACTTTCTCTATCCATAGACTTACCAATAATTCCACCATGTTTAAGTGATATATATTGTTTACCTAAAAATAATTCTAATACTGCTTTAGGAAATGTGGCAGATTTATTTAAACCTGTTTGTAATGGGTGCATCAACCAATGCATTGGCTCTGCAATCTGTTTAGAAACAACCATTTCTTCACCACCACCCAATTGTAGCCTTCCTGTTAGCCAAAAATCAGCAAGATTAAAATCTGTATTTTCATCTGCCAATAATTGATTTGCTAAATAAGCTAACATAGATGTAGAAATCAAACCCCGAACAAAATATCCTGCATATTGATTCCACTCTGCTAACTCTCTTGTAGTTAATTTTTCACCTTTAACCAATGCCTTTGTTACTAAGTCTTTTGTCATACCCATTCCACGAAAAGCTATTCGTATGTTTGATATAGTCCAGTCTGGTGAGAACATAGCAAGTTGTGCAAACTTTGCTTTGGATGGTGTTGCAGCCAAAGCCATCCATTGATATAGTCCACCTTTAGGATTATTCGCATTTTGTATTGCCTTCTGTTGCCACTCTAAAGCTAGTTTAGTATGTCTTTGTCCACCAAAAGCATCATTAACATATCTGCTTGACATCTCACTAGCTTCATGTTCTGTTAATGGTCGCCATGCTTCAAGATATTTTTTTGGAACAATTCTTTGTAAGCCTCTAGGTGTGCTTGACATAGCCCTTTCTTTAACAGTAAGGTATGTAAATACTTTTAATTGGTCGTGCATTATATCCCAAGTCCACTTATCTATCCAATCTTGAGCCTTACCTATTGGTGGTAAATGCTTATCATAAAATGCTTTAACAGAACTATAACCTGCATCTACAAATTCATTTGCTTTAACACCTATTTCAACACCATATTCAGCCAACTCTCTTAAAAGTTTAGCTTGTGTAAAATCACCCACTTGGTCTGGCAACATATTCTTTGTATTTAT